TGAGTGGCACCCGGAGAGCATGAGAACGGCCACTATTATTACAAGGTTCTTCATCGGCTCATGCTTTGAAAAGATGCTTGTATTCGGGTATAGCGTCAAAGCATGGACACCATTTGATGTATTCAAACGGCTCGATCACGCCATTACCGTTGAGGTCGGGGGATGTATCGCGGTGGCCTATGATGCGCTTGATGGTCGGGTACTCGGTTAGGAGTCGTTTGCAGAGTGTAAGGATAGCTTCCTTTTGAGCAGTCGTCCGAGTGTCCTTAATCTTTGTTCCGTTGGTGTCTGTCTTGTCAAGCCCACCTGCATAGCAGATGCCGATGGAGTTCGCATTGTGGTTTACAGCATGGCATCCGCGCACGTTGATAGGCCGACACTCTTCTATCGTTCCATCAAGGCGTATATAGAAATGGTAGCCAATATATTTCACCTCTCCGTTTTTGGGGTCAACGTAAGTCGAAAACTTTCGAGCCTTGTGGGCTGCATTGATTGAATTACTTGTGTAATCAACGCCCTCTTTTGTAGCGGTGCAGTGGAGAATAATCTCTTCGATACGGCGAGGCATGGATACTTCTGATGTGTAATAACCCAGCTTGCTCCATGTCTTGGCTCCGGCTATCCCGTCGGGAGTCAGTCCATACTTCTTCTGATAGTCTTTTAGGGCAACTTCTGTCTTAGGGCCGAATATGCCGTCCTCGCAAAGTCCATAGCTGCCTACTTTGTTCAATGCCTGCTGGAGCGTCTTTACATCAGCTCCCTTACTTCCTTTTTTGATTGTTGTCATAACTATTCGGTTTTAGGTTTGATTTCGGACAGGTCTATATCAAAGTGGCGAGAGGTCTTGTCAACGAGTATCTTCTGTAATACCGTCGCCCACTTCGCACCGTTGCAGCTCGACTCATTCTCAAGGATAGACCATAGCTGCCAGAAGCAGATTGCTCCGGCCGCCACTTTGGTAAGGTCGATAGGCATGCCGTCTGTGATATGACGTTGAATTAAAAACGACATGATAATCAACGCCCACGATTTTAGGATGGTAAGAAGTACTGCGCCGAAATGGTGACTCTTGAACTTCTTTCCTTCCGCGCTCACCCTATCGGGATGTGCCTTTCTTGCACGTCTTGACAATGACCACGCCGTATAGCAGTCTGCAAGTATCATCAGTGTACATATCAAAATGTACGGTAAGGTTGGTTCAAGTATCGCCATAGTTGCGCCTACTGCGGTAAATAGCCACCGCAAAATGTCTGATATTAATTGGTTCGGATGCATGATTGTGTAGTTTTGTGATTAATCTATAAATCATCATGTGTAGTAGCTGGCAAGGAACGCAAAGACGCCCCCGGCAACACTCCCGACAACATCCCATGCCAAATCACACACGCAGAAATGATTTCCTTCCTGCCTGCAGTCTTTTACCTCTTTCCATATACCGGCCGCGATAGCCACGGCAAAAGCGATGACGGCGCAGACCATTGCCGAAACATGCAGCAACGACACCGACACGCCGCTTACAGCAGCTATCACAAACTCACAGAACACATGGAGTCTCTTGTCGCGCCCGGTCTTGTCTTTACAAATCTTTGTCATAATGATACTATTGTTTACTTTACAAAGGTAGCCCGGTTAAATCGGCACACCTCTTTATCTTTTGAATTTGCCGGGCACTCTTGGTGCCTATTCATCAACCTCAGTCATTGGTAATGTCACATTTTGAGTCAGACAGTATCGCCCTCGCGCGGACTTTGCAGTCCTCGCGGTAGGCCTGATAGGCAGCATACTCGCTCTGACGCTTCTCCGTCACATTCGCCATCACATTGTTGATAAGTGCGAACTCGTCTGAGGCTGTGTAGCGCTCGCGTATCAGCTCCTCCACCTTGGCCTTGTACTCGGCTTCGGAGTAGGGAGGAATATCACCCACTGCGATTTCCTCCCACGCGTCGGGGTCTTTTGCCGTGGTGTGGCGTATAGGTGTGTAGTCGTCGGAGCCTACTCGATGAAGGATGTGGTCGGCGTCAGTATCGAGCGCCCACATGTTGAGATTTTCTTTGTAAGTCTTGGTCATATTGTTGTAATTTAAGTTGTTGCGAAAGTTATCTGTTTCTCTGCGGCCTCGGCTATCAGCTCTTCGGTGAGGCGGGCATAAGCGTCGGGGTGGACGACAACGATAAAGCCATTGGCGCCCTGCCTGTTTGCAACAAGATGCTTCAATGTTTTTAGCGACAGCTTAGGTGAGTCCGCGAATGATATATCTTTGGAAGCGTAATAAATCAAAACATCTTCAAGCTCAGAACAACCCTGAAAAGCGTTTGATACAACTGCATCGCCCGACAGCGATATGTGTCCTGTCAGCCTCCTGAACTTCGGACAATTAGAGAACATCGACGTTATATCGTTTGCCCATACAACAAATGCCGCCGACTCCAAATCAGTACAATTACGGAAAGTATACCGGCACTTACATTGTATCACGGATTGTATCGGCAAAAAGAGCGTGGTTCTCAGTTTTGCATCCATATATTTGGCACTGACATCCACATCTTTCGTCGAAGACCAATACGTCAATACAAGCATCGCCTCTTCATAAGTCAGCCATAATTCGTTAAGATAGAACGGATGCTTGGCGTCGGGGGCGTTCTCGGGGTCATATTTACCACAGGGTACACCATTGTACCCAAATGATGCCGCCTCATTCCACATATCCACGAGCAGCGCGAACTTAGCCTTTTCCAGCCATTCGTCAACATTGCCTCCGTCAGCAGTCTTCACGAGGCTTGCGAGGGTATGAGGATACATCACCTCACCCGTGCTTATTTCTGTTAATATTGTCTGTTTTGCCATTATTATACCGTTGCAAAAGTTATATTTTTAGCGGCTGCATCTATCAATACCCGGTTCCATTCTGTATTGGCTTCATCCGTGAGTTTGGCGTAAACATCGGGGTGAACGGTGATTGTCGCCCCGTCAGGCACAGCTTTTGGCGGGATGAAACTCTGAACAGACGCGAGCGACAACAGCGGAGACCAATGTATGTCGAAGCCAACCTTTTCGCAATAGAACCGTATTTCTTTTAGCTTAAAGCAATTATAGAAGATATTTATCGGTGGTACATTATGATATGCCGCGCGTAAAATGTGAGTGGAGCACACAACTTCTTCCAATGAAGAGCAGTCCGCGAACATCGAGCTTGCTTCGCTTAGGTTGATTGTTGCGTCGTATGGAGGCCCGATTATAGAAATGCGCGTTACACCAACCGCCGACTCAAAAACGCCGGTACCTTTCAGCTCATGTGTCGGTACTCTCAACGGTAGCACGGTTGGCAGACGGCATCCCCTGTAGACTCGCTCAAGACTCCATAGGTTCTTAGTATATGACCGCTGGTAGATTTCCACAGCTTCGTCATAGGTAAACCACAGCCTGTTCCACATAAAGGGATGCTCCGGGTCGGGAGCGTTATCGGGGTCGTAGCCTCCATACTCACCCCATGCCTCATTCCACAAGTCGACGAACAGGGCGAACTTCGCTTTCTCCAGCCGCGACTCGATGCTCTGCTTCTCCGAGGTCAGGCGCGTTTCCAAGTCCGAGCCGTTGGGGCATATTACTGCCCGGGTAGTAGAGACGGGATATATGGTTTCTCCCGAAGCCCTGTCGTATAGTTCCTGTATCTTTGCCATAATCAAATCGTTGCGAAAGTTATATTCTTTTCGGAAGCAAGAGCTGTAAGTACATGCCACTCCGCGTCAGCCTCGTCGGTCAGCTTCGCATACACATCGGGGTGGACGGTAATGGTGATTGCAGTGGTGTTGGCGGCGTTGTCAACAAGATATTGCAATGAAGCAAGTGAGAGCGATTTGCAGTCCTGGAAATTAGCACTATACTTCAATCCGCTTATCCAAACATCCTCAAGCCGTCCGTCAAGCATAAATGTGGGATAATATATTGGAGAGGTCATGTTAGATACGTCCAGAACTCCATCTATCTCTTTAAGGTTAGAACAAGTATGAAATGTAGTGGTGAAATCGCCTATTCTCACAATGCAAGGTGAAACATTGCTCCGAAAAACGATTTTAGTCAGCCCGGCAGCAGACTGGAACATGGAACTTAACTTAACCGAAGCATTGGGGAGCCATATCGGCAGAAGTGCGCGAACCTTGGCGGCAAAAAACATTCTGGAATAATCATCGGTTTTGCGTTTGCTGTAGAGCTGCTTGATTTCCACAGCCTCTTCATACGTCAAATCGTCAGTGCCATTGCAGCCGTACGTCACTCCACTTACTATAACGGTACCGCCCGCAGCTCTCCACTCGTCATCGAACACCTTCATCTCCGGCCTATACTCAAGAGTTATATCAAGACTCTCTTTCGATAAAAATAGATATCCATCGCCAGGTTCCTGGTCTTCGTTTAGATGTACAGCTTTCCCGATAGCAATCTCACTATTAGTAAGGCCGACGTAAATACGGTGATTATTATCAGTTGTATAATCACCGGTTAGAGAGCCGTCCTCCGCACTCTCTCCTCCCGTTATGGCATACGTTGCCGTTTCAAGCATTTTAATGCGGTCGAAGAGGTATTTGGTGCCGTTCACCGGAATGTCCTCCCCGACAACAAATTCAAATTTTGTAGACTTGGCAGCCTTGATACGACTGGCTATGCTATCATCAATAGCGTTCATACTCAACACATACTCCGTGTAGGTGAGCGATGAGAAATCAAGGTCACAATAAAATAGCGGTTCGTACATCCAATTATCGTTGATGACATAAATCGTTATAGTCGCCGAGGCTCTAAAACCTCTCAAATCATACTCTTGCATTAATAGCCTGTACGCCTCGTTAGTGAACTCGAATTTAGATGTGAACGTACGCACTACTCCGCCGAAATCAGCGCGTTTGAAAACGCACTTGACTTCATCCCAATTCTTCAGATCGTCATCTTGAAGTTCGTACTCGTTTGAGCCTATTCGTAGTTTATATTTTGTGAGCATAGTTTTGGCCTTTTTCGCAAATGTAAGGTAAAACAACGCCCGTTCAGCCAAAAGCCGAAAAAACTGATTTTTTGAAAAGACGCAAAATAAGATATAACTCTTTGATTTATCATATCTTGCGCCCGAAACTGCTATAAAATCGAAATATTATACAAGCATTTTTAATAGGCAAATTACGGCATATCCGGCAATATAGTTACGTTGATGCAAACGAGCAATAGCCGTGGCTATCTGATTGCATCCTTGGGTAAATTTAACCTCTTCATTGACAATCATTATCTGGTCATCAGTGAGCCTTACAACCTTAATAATGCCGCCGACATACCGCTGTATCTCTTCAAGCTGAAACTCTCGGCTTCTCTTGGGGGCCACTTGGCTTACCCCACACTTTTCAGTGATGAGGTAAGCATTGGTAGGTAGCAGTTCCATCAGATTGCACAAATGAGGTTCTCGACTTTGAAGCAGCGGAAGGAGTTTTTCTCGGTGTAGAAGTAAGCCATAGTCTTGTAGGATGGCTTGGTTACTTTCTTGCCGCCGAGGGTGGCGCCGGCGGGCACATTTTTGAGGGTTCACACAGCCTTACGGATAGAACCGTCGGCTTTGGTGTAGTAGAATGTAACAACCCCCTCGCGCATGGCTTTCGCAAGGCGGTAAAGCTGCCACGCTTTTATCATGCAGATGCGCCATGCCTGCTTGGTGGCTTTCCAGAGTTGCCATGCATACTTCATCACTCTCACGCGGAAATTGTTCTTCTTTTCCATGATTAAGGGGTTTAATGGTTTTACTTGTAGTATTTTATTATGTTGTAAAGTTAGCCATTATTTACGATAGACACAAACAGAATGGCCACCATTTAACGTCTGATTTCCATCATTTTACCACCTTAACATTTACTGACGTTTAGCAGTCAAGAGCCTCGCGTAACATCTTCCGGCCATTACTTATTCTGCTCATGACAGTCCCCTTCGGAATTCTTAGCATTTTTGAAATCTCATCGTAATTATAGCCTTTGGCATAGAGTATCACACACTCTATAGCCACAGATTTTCTCGCACATTCACGGATAGTGGCAAGTATCTGGGAAATCGTAAGCTCATCATCTGCGCGATATGGCGATGAAAACTTATAATAATCGTCCATGTCTATAAATGGCACGCACTTTCGCCGGTTATACTGGGTAATGAACGTTTTGCGCATTACGGTCAAGGCCCACGGTCGGAAATCTTTCCGTGAGTCACTGGCGTCTTTTAAAATCTGTTAATGCGAAATTATTAAACTCTGTATTCATGTTGGTTACGCGATTT